TGGCAAGATCTCCTTCTAAAGCAAGAGTTCTAGCTCTTTCTAAATTAAAGTCTTTCCCTGTTAATAATTCAGCTTCTAGTTCTGCTGAAATTGATTCTTCAAAATTTAAGAGGCTACTTTGAACTTTTTCAAGTTGCGATAAATTAACACCTAAAAGTTTTGCTTGGGCTACAGCTTTGGCTATTTCTTCAGTACTGCCTTTAAAATTTAATCTTAAATTACCTTGTATTTTAGTAGCTTCTGTAAGAAGTTTATTTATATCAAATTGAATTTTCTTTTCTAGTCCTATAAAAGCTATATTTCCGGCTGTATTTTTAGTTATTTGTTCTATTTCTTTTCCAGTCCTAATAGATTCTTTAGTAATTTCAGCTTGGGCTTCGGCTTCAAGACCCATATTATCTTTTAATATAGCGGATTGAGCTAATAATTTTTCACCTGCTTCTCCAAGTTCTGAGGTGAAATCTATTGAAGTTTCAAGGGCATTATTAGTAGCATTTTGGGCTTCAACTATTTGTTTTTGTAATATTATTATTTTACCTTGAGTATCAGCAAGTTTAGAAGATTGAGCCGATATATCATATGCTCTTTGACGAATACTTTCTGCTTCTTCTGAGGAGGTCATTAAACCACGTTGAAACTCTGCAACTTGTTTAGAGGCTCCAAACATTGCATCTTTAATAAATTGAAATAGTTTTACTAATCCTATTACTGTTAAAGAAACAGGGTCTAAACCTTTTACTAGATTGCCTCCTACATTTTTAGCTAATTCGCCTGCTATTTTAAATTTATCTCCGATTGTAGCAGAACGTATTCCTCCTTCGGTTATTTGAGCAGCAAATTCTTTAGTTTTTTTAGTAGCTTCTGATAGGCCTAATCTGTTAGCTAGATTTCCAAATCCTGCTTTTTGGAGTCCTTGTTCAACTCCTTCCACTATATTGCTTAGAGTTCCAAAAGCATTATTTATATTTTTTGCTCTTTCTTGAATTATATTAAGATCAGTAGCTTGCCCATCTAAAACATTTAATTGATCTTGAAGTAAAAAAAGTAAATTAGTTTCTTCATTTGTTAATGTTTTAGTTGTTGTATACAAATAATCGTATATACCTCCTTGCTTTGATAATGCTTCATTTATCTCACCTTGAGTAGCTCCAACTTTGTTAAGAGCTTGTTGTGCTTCTATTAAAAAACTTTTTCGAGCTTTGTCTTGTAACTGTATATCTTTTTGAAGTTCTTTTAATGATTTTTGACCAGTGACAATATCAGCATATGTTGAACTGATATTTTTGGTAGCATCAGCTAAATCTTTAAAAGATTTATATGTTTCAGCGGCTTGGATGCTACTATTAAATACTTCTCTAGCTGCTCTTTTAGCCTCATCCGCAAAGTCTCGTTGAAGAAATAAAATTTCTTTTAAATTTTCTTTAAGTTTATCTGTATTATCAACAAGTTGTTGGGAATTTTGAACACTTTGTTGTGATGGACCAGGATTAGTTGCCATTAGAATATTTTATTATAAATATTAAAAGGCGTTACTTTTTACGCAACGCCTTTGTAACATAAGTAGGAGGTTTAATTTTTTTATTTTTTGCAGCTTCTTGTGTTGCTGCTCCTCCTACCCACGAATTTTCATTTTCTTGATTTTCTTTAGGAGTATACCATTCTTTTAATGTATCGAATGTATATTTGCGGAGCCATAAGGGCATATTATAAACTATGTCCCAAGTATATCCTCCTCTTCCGTGAAATACTATTTCGTGTATTTGATTAAATACACTTAATCTATATTGTAATATTATATCAGAGGTCAGGCCAAAAAAAGTTAAGACTAATTGGTATGTCGATGTCCTCCTCTACACCATTCACCATAACTTTGGTTTTTAAATTAATATCTGGAGATGAATCTTTGATAAAGTTTCTGAGTGCTCTAGAATCGCGAGCTAATAAATGATTTTCAACAAAATCTTTAATATCATTTTTATTTGTAGACCCATTAACCGATACAATCTGATGTTTTAATCGGGTTGTAATTTCAGGAGATGAGTCTTTATTAATTTTCTTTAGCCCGTTAACTTCTTGCTCTATTGCTTCTGTATCTTTATCTGTAAGAAATTTGGCTTCTATTTCTGCTCCAGAAGCGGGGAGTGTAAACTTAAGAGTACCATTGGGTGTAATAGCATCTTCATTAAATGATTTATTTTCCAAAACAGATAAGTCTACATCGTACGATTTACCATCTATAGTAAATGAATATTCTTTACCATATCCCAAAATACGAGAAGCTACAAGTAGAGCATTTTTATCACCTGTTACTAGCTCTTTAAGGTTAATTTTATTCATAGTAAGAGATTCTAATAATTTATCTAATACTATGCCTTTACTAATGTAGTTTTGATTTGTTAAAATATCTTCTTCTTTAGCAGTCATGTATTTCATTTCTACTTTACCGCTGCGAAGAGGATGACCTTGAGGATATACTAATCCTTTAGATGGTAATTCAACTATTTCGGTTGGGAAATTTAATTCGGCCATAATTTTTATTTAATGTAACTTTGTTGATTATAAATATTATAAAGGAAAGTTCTTTAATTGGATTCTTTATCCTTTTATAACTTGTTTTGAACCTTGAGTTCCTTTTAATCTAGCTTCTAGTTTATCTAATCGAGAATCGAGTTGTCGATAAACCTCTTGAAATTGTTGATCTGTGTTTCGATGTACATCATCGATTCTTCGATGTACATTGTTAAATTGATTTTCGCAATCTCTTGCTTGTTCTTTTAATGTGTTTATTGTTTTAATTACAATAAATGCAGCTATAACCTCGGCTACCACCAAGACTACAACCATACCTAGTACAAAATAAAATGTTGTCATATTTTTTTAATTTAAATTATTGAACATATTAAAGAACTTTCCCTATAATATGCGTATAATATAAAAAAAGAGCTTGGGGTTGCCAAGCTTATTTTAAATTTTCTAGTAGTATTTGTTTAACTTGTTTAATATTATTATTTATATCGTCTTCCCAAAATCTGAGTAGTTTGTATCCATTTTCTTCGGCCCATTTGTTTTTTTCTTGGTCATTTTTTATATTAATTTCTTGGGTTTTGCATACTGGGTTGTTGTATATTTTAGGGTTACAATGATAAAAATCACCATCTATCTCTATTAATATATTATATTCGGGAATATAAAAATCAAATATCTTTTTTATTTTAGCTGCGAAAAAGAAATGTTTATATTTTATATCCAATATATCTAATAAAGTTTTGAATTTTTCTTCTAACTTTGATGTGTGGTATCTTTCAGGATCTTCTAATATTCTTTGTATAGCACTATCACTCATTTTTTCTTTAGTTTTATTGGAGTGTTTTCTACCTATTCCAAATCCCTCAGGTTTAGGTTTAGGAATACCTTTAGCACCTTTAGATATTTTTTTGCCTAGCTCTGGGTCTTTTCTGGTTTCTTGAATAGCATCTTTTATATAATCATATTCTCCAGAAGCAAATTTTTTTTTACGAGCTTCAGATATGGCTTTTATTCGTTTTTCTGATTTTGGGTCTCCCCATATTTCTTCAAATGTTTTTCCTTTACTTATGGTTTTTAAATGTTTTTTATTATATGAAGGAAAATCAGACAATACAGGATTATATTTCATTAATTCACCGCAACCACATTTGCAGGTAGGTTGAATATTGTTGTATTTAGTTTGAATTAAATATGTTTGCTTGTTTTGTTTGTGTTCGTGGAGAACATGTTTAGCAAATTTAATTTTATTATCTGTTTGATAATCGCAGTAATGACATTTTTCCATAAAGAAACCCTCTCGTTTATTATACATATTACGAGAGGGTTTAAAAATGCAAATGGATTGTGGAGTTCTTGAATTAAGAACGTAACAATCTAAATGTACTGCTAAAAATTGAGTACACAATAATCAGGTTGGCAAGTTATTTGAATATTTACAGCTGTATCAAGTGTATCCCAACTATAATCACCAAAGTTAACAGTAGTAATCATTGCTCCTTTAATAATCCATTCGGATACAATATCACCTACAGGGCCTAATACATCAAATGTTAAGTCTTTCTTGTAGAAATCAGAATATCCATCTCTACCAGTTACTGATTCGTGATGTAAACGTACCCATTCCATTACAGCTTGTGCGCCGGAAGGAGTAATAGGATCAAATAAAGTAAATGTAATAGGACCCCAAGTAGTTACACCCTTAACGTAACGTTGTACGTTAATGTGATTTAATCTAACTGAGCCTTGGGTTAAGTTTACATTACTTACACCTTTGATTTCATAAGCCGGAATACCATCAATGTACATGATAAATCGGTTAGCCTGTTTCGGTTCAAAGGCGGTGAAAAATATTTCGTTTGGATCTAATATTGCCATGTTATATTTTGTTTATTATAAATATTCTATCTTTAAAAATTTACGCAGGGAATGTAGCACCTGTTGGAGTAATATTGAAGTCGAGGTAAATAAATTCAGCGGTTTTGGTTGGTTGTAAGTAAATTTGACCTACCATCTGATTTCTATCTACCACATCTGGAGTGTTATTTGAGTCGTCCATTACTACTTTAAATGCGTATAAACCTTGACGTTGTTGTACTGATTCGAGATATGGGTTAACTTGGCTTAAGAATGCATTTCTTGTTGCAATTGTATTTTGTTCAAATACTAAGTTATTTGCTACTTGAGAAATATAAGACTTAAGGGCAATTAACAATCTACGAACATTTACACGATCGAGAGCAGATGCTGCTGTTTGTAATGTCTTTTGACCATATACTACAACACCTTGTCCAGGGAATGTAGCGATTGGGTTAACTTTATTGCTATATAATGTATCTCTATCTGATTGGGATAATTTACGTTCTGCTCTAATTACTCCAGCTAAACCACCTCTATTAATACCTGCGGGTGCAAACCATGGTTCAGCAACGCTGTCATTGAAAGCATACACACCACCAATTAATGTAGAAGCGGGTACCCAAACAAATTGACCGGTATCAGGATCAATTACTTGTAACCAAGGCCAATATGAAGCAGCGTATGATGTATTTCTACTTAAAGCTTGATTACTAATTGTAGATACAGTTGAATTATATGGTACTAAATCAAGTACAAAAATATTGTCTCCTCTATTTTGTGTGTTTTC